TAACCATAAGTAACCACTTCTGGTTCATCACGCCACATAGCGCGAAACTTGCGCTCATCCTGTAGCACGGTCGCCACAGCCCTAACAGCGGGCGTCACATCCTCAGGACTCACATCGTACCGAGCTGCCACCAAAGTAGGCAAAGCCGACACGTTAAACTCATCCGCATAAGCTGCGCACGCATCTTTAGCAGACACCCAACGCTCGTGCCACATTGGATCAGTCGCCGACACCGACATAGACCACCTCGCAATTCTCTTAACAGGATCCGGTAGAAACCGCACCACGCCCGCGGCATCGTCCACCACCAAGAAATTGGACGCAAAATAAGGCTGGTCTGTGACAAAGGTCTTCGAACCTAAATTAAACACCTCTGCCAACACGCGAACAGCGCTACGATCACCGGCGACCCTGGAACAACAAACCAAAGAATCATCGCCCATGAATACGGCCCACACAACGTCTGAACCTGTGTACGCATACACAACGCTCAACACGTTTAACAAAACGTTCCCAAAAGACGTGGTAGCGTCGCCTGACTTGCGCTGATACGACACATGCAACGATATGCCCAACGCTACAGACCTCATCCTCGACGTTTTATGTCCCTTCAACCAACACTCCAACAATTTGTCGTTCATACCCAACTGTTCAAAAACGAAAGCTTCAAGGTAGTAAACAAACCTCCCCTGAGATTTATCGTACTTTGAAAAATCATTTTCCAGGTACTCGAACACTCCGCCAAACGGATGTATGTTCTGAACAACGCGCTCCACGTCACCCATGTCTTTCAACAAGACCACCTTGTAATTGGGTTTCAACAAACTCAAGAACCGACGAACCATAACTCTAAATATAGCACTGTAAAGCGCATTCAACTCAGACTTATGATAAACAATAACCTGTGGCTCAATACGATTGAACACAGGCTTTGTCGTCAAATCCGGCTTTACATCAGCCTTAAGCATGACCAAGTACTCTCCGACATCCATACTCTCAATGCCTTCGGCGCTAGCCTCCAAAGCGTCGCAAACCCGTTTCAGCTTCTTCTCATCAACCTGTGCAGCCCAACCTCGTAAACCATCCTCAGTCAGCGCGATAGGATCACTCTGATAAAGAGCTAATTTCTCCGGCGCCTCTGCAACGCAGGCCTCGCTCAAAAACCGAGCCCATATGTCACGAATTGCCATTTCCTCGTCCTGCGGCTTGGAAACCTGCGGCGCGCTCAAATTCCTAGCGGCCATCGATGACAACAACTCCTGCTTAGTTGACTGACGCTTCGACACATTCAACGCCTGAATGTGACTCTTAAACACCTCACGCGGAACCGGAACAGACGACATATCAGTTGGTAAAACCAACCTATCTGCTGTTATGTACCTATCCTGAGGATCTAAAGCCACGCTAGCCGTGTCACCCTCCAGCTCCTGAGGAGCCACCCCAGGGTTAACCTTAG